ATTCGCAGTAGCGGCCTGGTGGTGACAGGCCAGCGTGGTGCGCCGCCGTCGTCGAACACCACCAGCGCGGGCGGCGAGCTCGACAGCGACCAGTTCGCAGGCAGGACGAGGCCGAACGTCGGCGACGGTGCGGCGACGAGCGCCGGAACCGTCGCGGCAAGGTGGTTCTTGACCGCCTTCGCCGGATCGGCCGGGCGGCGGACCGGCTTCACGGCTTCTGCTTCACCTCGAGCCCGACCGCCTCGGCGGCGCGGGTGAGCGTGCCGTACATCGCCTGATCGGCGGCCGGTACCTTGACCGCGGCCGCGCCGCGGTCAGTGGTGTAGTGGTCGACCTCGGCGTCGCTGCCCGCAGCCGCGGCCACCTCGGCGGCGACACCGTTGACCAGCGCCGCGAACGCTGGCGACTTGAGCAACTTGCCGATCGCCGCATTGTTGAGGCGCACACGCGGGTTCGCCATGATCAGCCCTCCCCTCTGCTGCACAGAGCCACGGTGCCGGTGCGCCGTGAGTGCGGTGATCGCCACTGCTCGACGGCGAGCTGATATCGCTGCCCGTCGACGGTGAGCTCGTCCTCACCGGTGAGGTCGACGGCGGGCAGGAAATAGACCGACTTGTCGACGCGCTGCCCGTTGCGGCCTCGGTCGATCATGTCGGGATTCGCGCCCGGCGCAACGGCCTTCGCGGTGAGCGCGGTGTCCGTACTCGGGATTGGGTTGCCGTCGTCGTCGTATCCGCCGCCGCGGTGCCGGATCACCTCGGTCACGGGAACACCGATCCGGCAGGCGGGTACCGGTAGCCGGGCGGGTCGCCGAACGATCCGCCCGGCATCGGCTCGGACGAAATGCCGAGCATCCGCTCGTGGCTCGCAAGGAACTGCAGCGTGCCCGCGCCGGTGACGAGGGTGCCCGACAGTGGGAACGGGCCCATTCCTTCCGAGAACGCTGAGTACCCGACCCACTCGCCCGGCGCCATCGCGACCCGGACGACCTCGATAACGACACGCTTCGCGATCGGATCGCCGTCGGCGATGTCCGGTCGCCGGGACGGGTCGCGAATCCAAGCCTCGGCCGCCGAGATCAGCAGATTGGCATCCGCGCGCTCGTCGTCCGAAAACGTCCGCCAACCGCGGGCGACCTCGTCGGCGGTCGCGAGCGGCATCGGTCACTCCTCCGGCAGGCGCGCGGCCAGCTCGGCGCGGGACAGGCCTGCGGCCTCCTCGGCGGACATGCCGCGAGACACCGCGTACGCGATCCACTCATCCTTGGGTGACGTCTGGCGGGGACGCGTCGGAGCGGCACCACCGGTGCCGTCGCCCGGCGCGCCTGCGCCCTGGTCTCCGGGACAAGGCGCGCCCTCACCCTGCTCGCCGAGATCCTCGCTCGATCCAGCGACCACAGCATCGGCAGGCTCGACCCATTCGTCGTCGGCCTGCTCGATCATCCCCATGTCGAGCAGACGTTCGACGTCGTCGGCGGCGAACTCGCCGCGGCGCAGCAGCGCACCGCGGTAGCGATACTGCGACTTTCCGGCGGCGTCGTGCAGGACGACGAGCGCCGCGGTCACACGTACGGCGCTCATCAGATACCCGTGATCTTCCATGCGGCCTTGGGCTCGACGACGATCGGCACCGTGACCCGGCGAGACCGGAGCAGGTACTTGTCGTTCTTCTCCTCGCGGATCGTCTTGACCTCGACGCCCGGGATCGAACCGCCAGCGGACACGTAACCGGGGCCTGCGAGCTTCTCGTCGGCCATACCGCCGAGCTGGCTCGTGTCGACGATGAGCGCCTGCCCGGCTGTCGGCAGGTTCGGAGTGGGCAGGAACCGCAGACCGGCGATCACCGGGAAGTTTCCGGTGTAGATCGGCGCGAGACCGTCCTCGCGCTTGAGCAGGTTCGCGACCTTGTCGTCGGACATGACGATGGCCCACGTCAGATCGTCGACCACGATCGTGTCCGGCTCGAATCCCTCATTGAGCGCGCGGATGTTCGCGACGGCCTTGAGCACGTCGCGGACGATGGCGGCCGAGCCGCCCGACCACGATGCCGCCGCCGCGGTGCTCTGGGTGACCTGCGATGCGATGGCGGCCAAGGCAACCGAGTCGATGGTCTTGACCATCTGGTTCACCTGCTTGATCAGTGCGCGGTTGACCGGGTCCATCTTGCGGCGCGCGATCGACTCGTCGGTGATCTCGGAGTCGCGGCCCCACTTGACGGTCTTGGCGACCTGCGCGGTGCCCTCGCTGAGCGAGGTGAGTGGGTACTCGGCACCCGGGGCGACGGCCTCGGGCGCGCGGTCTGAGTACATGCTCTCGCCCTGCTCGTACTCGACGGCGCCGCCGGGGGCGTCGTACCGGGCCGTCAGCAGGACGTCGGCGATGAACCGCTGCTCGGCCAGGGTGCGCAGGCGGCGCGCGACGAGGGTCGGGTCCTTGAGGAACCGCGAGATGGTGACGTTGTCGCCCGAGATGGTGGGTGCCGCGGGCGGGTAGGTGTACGGCATCGGTGATGTCCTCTCTTAGCGGGCGAGCTTGACGCGGACCTTGCCGCCGGACGCCGCCGCGAGGGCGACGCCGACGACCTGCGAGTAATCGGTGCCCGCGCCGATGTCGGCGACCGCACCGGCGGCGGCGGGCACAACGCGAGCACCGGCGGCGATCGCGCCGGAAGCGGCGAGCTCGTGCACGCCACCGGTCAGCACGGTGACGAGGTCACCGCTACCGCCGTCCTGCGCAGCGACGCCGAGCCACGCACTGGTTGCCGCCGAGGACGGCGCCACGGTGTCGTTGCCGGACACAATGAGCAACTGCCCGCCGGTGACGGCGGCCGAAGTGACCCGAGAGAATGCCTCGCCGGGCTTGAAGATCGCAGCGTATTCGGGCATGTCAGGCGTCCTTTCCGAACAGCGCCGAGTACACGTCGTCGCTGTTGTCGTCGTGGATGGTCCCCGCGTGACCCAGTTCGACCCCGACCGGGAACACCGGCTCGAGGGCGTTGAGGATCGAGAGCTCGCGCGGGTCCTTGTTCAGCCGGTCGAGCCAGGTGTTCCGCGACGCCGGGGCGATGCGGCCAGTGCGCACCGCGGTGTCGACCGCTGCGATGCGTTCGGCGCGCTCCTGTTCGGTGCGGGCCTGGTCGCCCCGGCGGGCAGCCTCCTGCAGCGCGGTCAGGGTGGCGCGGTCGATGGCGACCACACCGGCGGGCAGACGGTTCGCGGCCGGTGCCGGTTCCTCGGCGGGCGGCGGGGCCGGGGCGGTGTCGCCGTCCTGCCCCCACACGGTGAGCGCCTCCTGCGCGGTCGCGATGGCCTCCTCGAACGAGTCCGCGATGGGCTGCGCGATGGCCGCCACGTCCGGCGAAACCCCTTCGGTGGTGGCGGCCGTCGCGGTCGCGAGCAGCTCGGGCCCCGCGGTGACGAGCGCCTTGAGAAATGCGATGTCCTTGTCGTTGAACGGGAGCTCGACGGGCGCGATCGCCGCGGACGGTCGACCGGCGAGCTTGTCGAACGCGGCCGTGATGGTGGCCTCGTCCGCGTCCTCGGCGACGCCGAGGCGCTTCGCGATGCTGGCAAGTGCAGACATGCGCGTTCCCTTCTGGTTGGCCTCGGCCTCGGTGGCTGAGGGGGTACGTGGCGCCGGGGCCGCTTGGCGTCCGGCGTAGTTGAATGCCGACAGGTCGAACCGGGCGACGGGTGCGAGTGCGGTCGCCTCGACGAGCTCGACGCGGTCAGCGAGCCCGGCGGCGACGGCCTCGGACGCCGAGAACCACGTCTCGGCCTGCATGACGGCGCGCCACTCCTCGACGGTCCCGCCGGCCTTTTCGGCGTAGATCGACGCGATGTTGTTCGAGATGCGGTCGAGGTTCTCGGCATGCTTGCGCAGCTCGTCGGCGTTGCCGCTGGCGTAGACCCATGCGTCGTGGATCATGAGCTCGGCGTTGCGGCAGACGACCACCTCGTCACCGGCCATCGCGACGAAGCTCGCGGCCGACGCCGCGAGACCATCGACGACGGTCGTGATGTGGGCCGGGTGGCCGCGCAGCGTGTTCAGTAGGGCGATGGCCTCGTACACGTCGCCGCCGGGCGAGTTGATCCGCACGGTGATCGAGGTCGCCGCACACTTCGCGAGATCCTTCGCGAACGTCGCCGCGCTCACGCCCCACCAAGGATCGATCTCGTCGTAGATCAGCACCTCGGCCGAGGTGCCGTCGTCGAGATTCTGAATGCGGTACCACGGCGCGGGGCGCTCGCCGCGATTCCGGCTCGGTCCGTTCACCACAGCGTGAGTGCTCCATCCGGTTCGATTCGGGCTCGGGGGGACGGCGGTACCTCGGTCGCGATGCGCCGCATGGTGGCGCGCGTGCGCGTCGCCTCGCGAAACTCGTCGCGCGACATCCGCGCCATGCGAGCGGCGACCGCGGCGGCGGTGTCCTCGCGGTCCTGGTGTTCGACGAGCTCGTCGCCCTCGACGGCCTGCCGAATCGGTAGGCCGTAGTCCTGCCGGGCGGCCTGCTCGATCGCCTCGTCGGGCGTGATGATTCCGGCGCGCACGAGGATCTCGAGGGCCGCCGCGGTGGCGTCCTTCCTGCTGCCGATCTCGTCAAACACGAGCTGCGGTGCGACCTCGTCAGGCCCCCAATTGGCATCGACGAGGTCCTCGATGATGTGGGCCTGCGCGGTATCGCGGATCATCTCGGCGACCGTCTGCAGGCTCATCACAAAGAAATCGGCAAACGTCGTACCGAGTGCCCAACTGCCCGTGGAATTCCCGAGGTTCAGGAAGTGCGCGAGGACACTCCT